ATCGACAAGACCCTTACCAATAGTCTCTTTAGCATTGTTAGAAGCCACAGTTAATTTAGCAAGTGAACCTGCATAGGTATCAGCTGCCGCGCTTGCCTGACCTGCGAATAAAACTGACAAGCGTTCTTGAATCTGCTCAAATGTTGATGTTGAAAGCTCTGCTCTAGTAAGTCCTACACCCAAGCGACCTAGTGCCTGAGTTTGTCCCAAGTATGCCTTCTGCAAGCTTTGTGAAACTTGGGTGACTGACTTGCCCGTTCCAGCCGCGATGTCAAGTGCAAGTCCAAGCAATTCCTGTGACTTAGTGACATCACCTGTGGCACGAAGCAATCGATCCATTGCTGGACGAAGTTCATCATCGAGCACACCTGTCTGCATTTCAAGGCGAGAGATGAACCCATTTACTGTGCCAATGTTTGAGCCGTAAGCCAGACCCAGATTCTTCAGAGTAGTGCCTAGAGCCTTAGCAGCCTTGTCATCCTCTGCGAATGCCTTAACAGATGCCTTAGCGTAGGACAGAAGCTTCTGTGCGCTATAAACAGCAAGCAAGCCTTTAGCAAGACCCTTGACATTCTTTGTCAGTTTGTCTGTAGAAGTTTCTGCTTGCTTGAACGCCTTTTTGCCCGTGAACTCGGCGGCTATGTCAATTCTTACATCTGCTGCCATTAGCGCACCTGTGTCCTTTTCTCGAACTCAACTCTAGACTTTTCAATCGCTCTGACAACAGCTGCATTAGCCTTGCCTTGATCTTCTGCCCATGCACGAAAGATTGCGCGACCCTTCATCTTGCGAGAAGCGCGACCTGACTGTCCTTCATTTCTTTGATAAGCATTGACAATGCGTGAAGTCTCGTTCATAGCATCGATGAACTGCTTACCAGCATTAGGATTATTGCTTAATGATTCGCTCTTAGATCCTGAACGAATTGTCTTGCCATAATTAGAATGACCAAGTGCCACGACTTTAGCCAATGGTGCTTGGGGTCTGCCCTGTGGATTTAGGCGACCAGCAGTTTCATAGATAGAGCCTGAAGGTGAAGCATTGACAATGCGAGCAAGTGATCGAAACCCAGAACGATTAACTTTAGATGGCGTGGTCTTATACCCAACTCCACGCTTAGCTTCTGAAGATGACCAGACTCGGTTGCCCCAAGTGCCGTTAGTGCTTTTAGCCCAACCGCTTAAAGGTGCAGTTGATGGAATGAAACCGCGAGCCTTAGAAACAATAGGCTTCAAGACTCCAGCAATTTCCTTCTGTGTTTCTTTAGCAAGATCAGGTGTGAATGCTCTGAGGGCTTTTCTAAGCTCGACCGCGCCTTTTACTTCCGTTGGCATCGCTCACCTCTTTCGCTTCATCTTTAAGCCCTTGCACTAATGCATCGAGCATTGCCTTATCTAGATCTAACAACTGCTGTGGCGCGATTCCCAACCTAATGCTTAGCCTAGCAATTAGGTAGGTGAACGGAAGATCGCGCTTTAAGCTAAAGGGTCTGAGTCAAGCACCTCAACACTTTTAAGTGTTTCGATGAAGTCAATCCCGAAAGGCTTAACAGATTCACCTGACCTGCGTGTTACTTCCCATGCTAACCAATAGACATCGCTTTGCTTTTCTTCATCGCGGAACGCCTTATGGAAGCCCTTTTTAGCGTACTGTTCGAAGCTGTATTCAATCGCTGGACTGATTTCGCCTTCTAGTACGCTTCCATCTGTACGAACTATCTTTAGTTTTGCCATGAGTTTGCCCCTTTGTTAGTTTCTTACGCTGTTGTTACTGCGATTGTACCTGAAACATTCCAAGTTACGCTCTGAGTTGATAGGTCTGCAACTGCACCATTTACAGGTGTAATGTTATTGACCAAGCATGTCATTGTGTAAAGAGGGTTTGTTGCTGATACAGCAGCAGATGTCTGCTTGAATGTTACTGTGGTGTTTGTTCCCCATGTTGCCTGAAGTGTCTGAAGTGTCTTAGCTGTTGCTTCATCATTTAGGAAGTCGATTGAAATGCTTGAAGCTTCCAAGCCCTTCACAAATCGATGACCCTGATCGCCAAGTGCTGTCACTTCAAGCTCATCAAATGCGCGGTTAATTGTTACAGATGTAACTAGTGTAGAGAGATCTACCGAATTAACAGTTAGAACTCCAGTATTTGCTAAATAAACTGCCATCGGATTATTCCTCGTCCTTCTTTGTAGTTACTGGCTTTACTGCTGGTGTTTCTTTAACCTGCCCGATCTTGATCAGAAAGGCTTCGTTCTCTTTTTCCCAATCGGACATGTTTAACTCCAACTCGTTAGGATTGATACGGACATCTCGCAGCTGAGTAGGTCACCCGAAGCAGCGTTGAGAATACTTGGTGCGCTGATTGCGCTTACATTATAGACCAGAGATGATGCGGCTAACTTAGCGAACACGCTAACTACTGTGTCCTCTATGCCGTTAAGGTTTCCCTCATTGTCAAAGAGTGGAACAGTCATCACAATCTTAAAGTTAGCCATTGGGCTAACAGAGATCTGCCCATTGTTATTCGGTGTCAAGTAAGGATCATCTGGAGAAACAATTACAGAGTTAGCAAGAACTGTGGCAGGTGGAAAGGCGAAAGTCTGCCACTTAGCATTATTGACTAATGCAGTTGCTAGTGTCGTTCTTAAAGTCGTTATGGCTACAGGTGGCATGGGTCACCCGATCATGCTGGTAGGCGCGAGTGCGTGCGCAATCAATCCTCTTACCTTAGCGAGTAGCTGTGCGCTCATTCGATAAGGTGAGGGCTGGAAATCGACTGCGTTACTGCCTGAAAGGGTGGCTGTACGCGCTTGCCAGATTTCAACAGCGATCATCAAAGCTGCATTCTGAACTGCTGTGTCTAAAGTGTAATCGACATAAGTGTCGCCTGAGACTGTGCCAAAAGGTTGGACTGGATGCTCTACTGCTGGAACATTGTTATTGCCTGTGATGTTGTAGGTGATGTTATAGTCGCCCACTCCAGTAAGAGTTTTAGATCCATTGTGCTTGCTTCCGTTGCCAGTAATAACTACTGTCTGACCTACATAAAAAATCTTCTCTACTTTGTCCTGAAAGTAAAGAGTGCCAGTTGTTGCTGTGTTGCTATGTGCAATGTTGAAATAAGAATTAGTCCAGAGCATAGGCAGTAGAACTGCATCGGATGCATCACAGACTTCTTGCAAGGTGGCATCTGGGTACAGCGTACCGACTCCGAGTGTTGATCGGAGTTCTGCGACTGTGGTTAATGCCATTCCAATTCCTTTCGTAAGACTCTAGGGGATCAGAGGGCTACTGACCCCCTAGAGCGACTTAGTAACCTATTAAGTTAGGTTGAACTTACGAACGCCCTTACCTGACTTAGCAAGATAGATTGCTAGGTATCCGTAAAGGTTGATTTCGATTTCGCCTGAAGTTAGAACATTCACGCGAAGCTGTGTCTGTGGTGATTCCCAGACATAGACTGAAGATGGTGCAACCAAGAACATTGAGTTATCGACTACGCCAGATGTTGTGATGTTGTGATCCACGATTAGATCTGTGCCAAGAATGTTTCCGCGAACAGATGAAGCTACCGCTGAACCTGAAGCGTTCTGTGTTGCACCCTGTGCTGAGTACAGCGCACGACCAGTAGTATCAGCGAAACCTGCGATTGCTGCCCAAGCGTCAGTCGATGCAACTAGCTTGTTAGCAAAGTCTCCGCCTGTACCCTTGTAAGCTGCTGCACCTTCTACTGAGATGAATGATTGCAATCCTGCTGCTGTTGCTGCTGTAGTTGCTGCAGTTGTTCCATTAGCAACATAAGCTGCTAGAAGTGCTGCATCTGTAGCCTTCTCGTAAGATTTACGAAGTTCCGCCATCAAAAGCTCCATGAATGCTGGCTGGCTGCGGTCAACGAGCTCAAAACTCACTCGGTTTAGCGCACTGAACTTGTTGATGTCAATCGTGTCATAAGATGAAGTCATCCCTGTTTCTGATGGTGCTGCACCTTCGTTTGTGTCTGCTGTTGTTGGAGCAACATTTGCAGGATCTGCATTGGTATAAAGACGAGGCACAGTGAAGCTCATACC